CTAGTTTCCGCACCACATCAACCCCTTTTTTGTCATCATTTTCCACATAGTGTGCCCAAATCCTGCAACGAAAAACCCCACCGGGTTGGTGGGGTTGGAGGTAATGTTTACATTGTATGTGTTGTAAACAGAACAGAAGTTTGGTATAATTGATTAGAGGGGGGAAGAACCGATGGAAAAGCCAAAAAAGCACACAGGGATGATCACAATGATCCATCACAACAAGGGATATGGTTTTGTTGTTAGTGATAAAGACGACAGCTGCCACTTTTTCCACCGTTCGGGGTGCATAACGGATTTTGGTGATCTGCGAGAGGGCCACGAAGTGGAATTCATGGTGGTGGATATTCCTCGGGGAACTAAAGCCATTGGTGTAACAAAGATTGACAACATACCCAAGTTGGACGTTGTCATTTGTTAGGCGGTGAGGGCATGAGTATATTCCAAAGACTGTTTGGACGGCCAAGACAACCAGACACTACCACTACAACCAGGGCCGAAGTATTGAGCGGCAGCCCAGCGTTCTTTACGCCATTTAGCGGGAACGCATGGGAAAACGATATTTACCGGGCAGCAGTTGACGCGATAGCCAGGAACGCAGGCAAGCTAAAGGGCCGCCATATCGTTAATTACCAGGGCCAGCGCAAGGACGGCGACCCTGTACTTAATAGACTTCTGCAGGTGCAGCCTAACCCGTACATGACGGCCTACGACCTGCAATATAAGCTGGTTGTTCACTACTACCAGCACAACACTTCTTTTGCCTTCCTGCAGAAGGGCGAGCGGGGCGACCTAGAAGCAATATGGCCGCTGAAGCCTTTAAGCATGGAGTTTGTGACAGACCCGACTGGGGAACTTTATTGCAGGTTCATATTCGCAGGCGGTAGGACAGTTATTCTGCCCTTCCGCGATGTGCTGATCCTGCGCAGACACTTTAACAACAATGACCTGCTGGGGGATATCAACACGGCCATTCTGCCGACCTTAGACCTGGCCCATACGCAGAGCGAAGGCCTGCGGAACGCCATTAAGCAGGGCGGTACTATCCGCGGCATACTGAAATACAACCAGGTTTTGAGCGATGAAAAGCTGCGGGAAAGCAAGGAAGCATTTATCCGTGATTACTTGACCGTGGCCAATGAGGGCGGTATTGCGGCCCTGGACGCGAAGGCCGACTATGTACCACTTGAGATGAAGCCCTATTCTATTGACGATAAGCAGCTGAAGGCCATTAAAGACAAGGTTTACAGTTACCTGGGCATTAGCGAGGCCATTGTAACCAGCAGCTATGACGAAAACGAATGGGCTGCCTTCTATGAGAGCGTTCTGGAACCTATAGCCCTGCAGCTGAGCCTGGAGCTAACCAGCAAGGTGTTTACACCGCGGGAGCAGGGTTTTGGGAACATGATTATTTATGAAAGCCAGCGGCTGCAGTACGCCAGCGCACAGAGCAAGGTAAACATCATCAAAGAGCTGCTGCCCTATGGCCTATTCACTATTAACGAGGCCAGGGAAATTTTGAACCTGCCTGCGGTAGAAGGCGGCGACAAGCGGCTGCAGACCCTGAACGTTGTGAGTGCAGATAAAGCTGATCAGTACCAGCTGGAAGGTGATCTGGATGAAAGAAATTCGGATAGCTGAACTTAGGGCCATTGAAAGCCCTGTGGATGATAACGCTTTAATTCTGGAGGGCAGGCCCTTAGTGTATGACCAGCCCACGGTAATTAAAGAGAAGTTTGGCAGCTTTACAGAAGTGATCCGCGCAGGTGCCCTGGACGGTGCCGACCTATCGGATACGCGGTTATTATACAACCACGATTTAAGCAGGATTCCGCTTGCGCGGACACCCAAAACAATGCAGCTGAGCGTAGATCAGGCAGGCCTGCGCATGGTGGCATTGTTGCCTGATACAGAAGAGGGCCGCAGCGTTTATACGGCAGTAAAACGCGGCGACCTTTCAGGCATGAGCATGGCGTTCGTGGTGGCCGATGGCGGCAGCCATTACGACCCGCGGACGAACACCAGGACTATAACCAAGATCAAGAAGATCCTGGAGTGCAGCATTGTTCCATTCCCTGCATACCCGCAGACTTCGGTAGAAGCTAGGGCAGAGATACAGGGGGCCTGGGACAAGCTGAACGACCCTGCAAGAAAAGCCCTTATTATCAGGGCTAACCGAATACGATTAAGGAGTGTTGACATATGAGATTCAAGACTGTTCAAGAGGCGTTTAACTTTTACCGCCATTTTAGCGTTGAGGACATAGAGAAACGGGCCGCTGCCATTATTGACGAAGTGAATTCTAACCCAGAGGCCAACATTGAGGCCCTGAACATTGAGCTGGAGGCCCTGGAGCAGGTAAAGCAAAACTGGGAGGACAAGACGGCTGAAAAGCGCAGCCAGTTTAACCCCATTACTGGCATGAACTTCGATCAGCCCAGGTTCACTAATGACAACGTGTTTGCTAGTGCCGAATACAGGAGTGCGTTCTTCAAGACCCTGTTGGGCCAGAAGCTGATGGATCAGGAGCAGCTGGCCTGGAACAGGGCGATGGAATTGGCAGAGAAGCGCGCTAACCAGTTTAACGTGGTAAGCGACAGCGCAGCGGTAATTCCTACGCAGACCCTAAATGAGATTGTTTCCAAGGCCAGGGACATGGGCGGCATTATTGCCGAAGCCAGACAGTTTAATGTTCCTGCCAGCCTGAAGGTTCCTATTGCTACGCCCATTGGAAGGGCAAGCAGGCACCAGGAAGGCCAGCCCGTGGAAACCCAAAAGGTGGGCCTGGCACCCGTTACCTTCGCACCGCTGGAGCTGATCAAGGTTCTTTCCATGAGCGCAGCCGTTCGGCATACGGCCATTGACGCGTTCGAGAAGTACCTTGTGGAGGAACTGGCCACTTGCGTATTAGAGCAGATCGCTTATGAGCTTGTGAATGGCCAAGGTTCCGGAGAAGGTGAAGGCCTGGGAGTGCTGGAAGGCGTTACCTGGACAGCTAACACTAACTTAGTAGAATACACAACCGCGCCAGATTATACCGACTTCGCCAAGATGATGGGCCTTCTGAAGCGCGGTTATGGCCGAAATGCGAAGTGGGCCATGAACAACAGCACCCTGTATAACACCGTTTATTCTCTAACCGACCAGAACGGCAGACCCATTTTCGTACCAGACCCAAGGAATGACGAAGTGGGCCGCATCCTGGGCCGTGAGGTGATCGTTGATGATTACCTAGAGGATGGCGTTGTGCTGCTGGGCGACTGGAAGTACATGGGCTGGAACCTGGCTAATGGCATTATGATTGAAGTTAGCAGGGAAAGCAGCTTCAAGAGCGGCCTGATTGACTTCCGCGCTTTAGCTATTGCCGACACCCAGCCTTTGGTTGCCGAGGCCTTCGTGAAGATGGATGCAGCCAAGCCAGCTAATAGCTAATCATCTTCTTCTCATTACTCACCCTTTTTGCCAAGGGGGAACCGACTGACTTCGGTTCCCTTTTGGTACCAACAAGAACAAGGAGGTGCGGCGCATGATTCTAAGCCTTGAAGAAGCCAGGGAAGCATTGAGAATAGACGGCGAAGATAACGACACCATTATTATTCCGCTTGTGGAGGCCATTCCCAAGTACCTGGAGATAACGACAGGGAACAGCTGGATGAATGAGGACGACTATTGCACAAATGAGCTGGCAAAGGTGGCGGCCAAGTTTATCCTGCAGCTGTGGTATTACCCGCAGAGTGAGGACGCTGTGAGGATACAGCGCACCATTGACACCCTTCTAATGACGCTGGCAGCAGAGGCCAGGAGCATGGGCTAATGGCACAGGACTTCGCAGCGGCCTTCTATACCAGCGAAGCGTGGATTAAGTGCAGGGATGGTTATTTGAAAAGCCAGAACTATGTTTGTGAGCGGTGCGGCGGCGTGGCCGTGATATGCCACCACAAGGAGCCATTAACGCCAGCGAACATTAACGACCCAGAGGTTACGCTTAATTGGAGCCTGCTGCAGGCATTGTGCCAGGAGTGCCACAACAGGGAGCACTTCACCACTTCACCGACGCGGGAAGGTTTGGCCTTCGATGAAGAAGGGAACCTTGTGCAGCTACCCCCCCATGCTGAAGAAAAAGCCAGCTAGTGGGGAACCGGTGGCGGGGCTTTTCTTTT